AAGGTAATACAGCCAGTAAAGACTAAGCCGTCAAGCAGCCAGTTCGAGCTTGCGTTTGTCTTTTGCTTCGTTTGCCAGCTTGAGTGCATCTGGCAGACTTTGTAGTGCTTGGTAGGCTGTTTTCCAATTGGTTTGTAGCTCTGAAACATTTTTGCTCTCCTCAAGTTTGCGAATGATGGGTGTAACGTCAGGCGTATCACCTTCGGGTAAATCTTCACCGGCGTAGATGTAAAGTCCGAGCCCGTGCATGGCGATACATTTAGCCAGGCAGCGCATGATTGCGGTGTTGACCTGGAACGCATCTGGGTTCGGTATCGCTTTATTGCGATGGTCCAAGACCGGAAGCTGACAGCCTAGAGTCTTGTCGAACATCGTAACGTCTACGAATACCATTGCGGTCTCGCCAATCCTGCAATACGGCTGGTCAAAGTGTGCGCCAAACATCTTGACGTTCCACTCTGCCTTCGGGTCGGCCTTAATTGCTTCTTGCCATGCCCAAGCCCAGGACAGGTAAGTTAGGCCATTTTTCTTTTCGGTGTGGTCATTGACATTGACCTTTAAGAGTTCAAGCGGACTCATGCAAATCTCCTCGTTAGTTGTTCGTAATCCTCAAGCACCTGCATTAGATATTTTACTGCGTCTTGTATATCGCGTTCACCACGGGCGTTGTCTCTGATAAACCGAGCTACGCCTATAAACTTACCGTGGTTCATTTCTACATCATGCTCCCACTCTTGTTGCTCTAGCTGCTGTTGGTGGTGTTCAGCATCAGTCATCATAGTCCTCCCTCTCAAGCTCCCACTTCTGTTCTGCTTTTGCTATCTCTTGCTCGTAGTCATCTTGTGATGATGGCTCCGGCGGTTGTGTGTAATACCAGTCTGGGTTGTACATTTGCGCCCTCCTCAGAGCTTAGAAACAGTTTGTATTACAGTTGTTGCCGTAACAGCAGGTCGTGCAGATTACAGTTTTACCGTTTACAAAGTAGGTATGCGTTGTGCATGATGCATAAGCAGCTCCGGCAAAACTCAAACCAGCAAGCAATACAGCGATTGACTTAAACATTTGACTCTCCTCTAAACGGCTGGATGCCGTATAAGAATCTTATACCATCCTTAGACTATTGCAAGTGTTTTATAAAAAATTTGACTAGGGCTAACCCTTGTTGTATAAAAGCCACATGAGCCCGACCCAGCGTTCCTTAAAACTACTGCGCGAGCAGGGGTATAAGCCCTGGATAGTTGAGCATTGGAACCACTTTGCCCGTATCCGGCAGGACTTGTACGGCTGTATAGACATCCTAGCTATCGGGAACGGGGAGACTTTAGCCATCCAGACTACAAGTCGAGGGAATGTTGCGGCGCGGCAGAAGAAGATAGTCGAGAACGATTACTACCCAGAGATGGTTCGGTCAGGCTGGAAGGTCCAGGTCCACGGCTGGGGGAAACTTAAAGACGGCTGGCAGGTAAAGATTATTGAACTAAACTAAAACCGTGGTATCCTAGCGGTGTTGGAAGTGACGCTCCAGCATTTGTCAGGATAAAGAACCCTCTTGTGGGGGCTTGTAGTCATCGTCCTGACCGATGCTGGCCTGTCAAGCCCAAGTCTCCACACGAGGGTTTTTGCATTTCCAGCCGCTTACCAGTCGTCGGCGAAAGACGGCAGGGCTAGTAGGCGATAGGGATACTGTGGGCAGCGTTGAGAAATCCCAACCCGGCGGCGAAGTCAGCACCGGAACGCGAAGAGGCTGACGGGTCCTGTGGCTCCGAAAGTGCAGGTGAAGGCGGACAAGGCTAAGGCTAAGTCCGTCCACCAAAAGTGCAGATGGGTACTACTAGAATGTAAACATACTAGTAAGTAGGAGGTAGAAGTGGATAGAGAGTTTAGGAAGTGGGCTAAAGAGAACAAGTACCGGCTAGATTGTGATGACCAAGGTTACTTTACAAGTACGCATACACAGAGTGCTTGGGATGCTTGGAGAGCCAGAGGATGTTTAGAAATAAAGAGTACGCTGGACAGCTCAAAGACTTCAGCAACCTGCGCTGGGGGGCAATCTCTCCTACAGACATAGACGCCATACTTGAGTTTGGTAACCGTCTGTTCATTATCGTAGAAGCTAAATATAAAAACGCCGAAATTCCGTTCGGCCAAAGACTCTGCCTAGAGCGACTTTGCGATGCCATCCAAAGCGAAACCAAGACTTGCGTGTTAATCCTTACGTCGCACGAAAGCAACGGGGATATAGACATGGGTTTGACAATTGTTAGACGTTATAGGGAGAATGGCACTTGGCATGAATCGCCAGAAATGACTTTGAGGGAAGTCATAGACATTATGAGGAGCAAATATCTTGGATGATTTCGACACCTTCTGGGCGGCATATCCTAAAAAGGTCGCCAAAGCAGATGCGCGTAAAGCCTGGTTACAGACTAAAGACATACGACCAGATATTACAAAGCTGTTATCTGCTGTAACCGCAGCTTGCAAGACAGAACAATGGATGCGGGGTAGCGGTCAGTTTATTCCCCATGCCGCCACCTGGCTACGAGGCGAAAGATGGGAAGATGAGCTAGTAGTCGTCTTGCCTGATGTCGTAAACGAAAAGCCTTGGCACGAAACTGCAAGCGGTATCGAAGCCAAAGGAAAAGAACTTGGTTTAGAGCCATCTCAGTTTGACCATTGGCAAGCGTTTAAGGTTGCTGTTATGCAGAAGAGTTTGAAGGCTGCATGAGAGTAATCTCTTGGTTCTCTTGTGGGGCCGCATCTGCTGTGGCTACAAAACTTGCCTTATCAGAATCCACAACTCCTGTGGAAATAGTCTACTGCCATGTCCAAGAAGAACACCCAGACAATATGCGGTTTAAGCAGGACTGCGAGCAATGGTTTGGGCAGGAAATAAATGTGATACGGAACGAGAAGTATGACGGCAGTATCTACAATGTATTTGAGAAAACAAAGTACCTAGTAGGTATTGCTGGCGCACCCTGCACTCGGTTACTCAAAAAGGAAATGCGGAAAGATTACGAGCAAGCAGGAGACCGACAGGTCTTTGGCTACACAGTAGAAGAGCAAGACCGTGTAGACCGTTTTATAGACGCCAACAATGATGTAAACCTCTGGTCGATTCTTATAGACAAAGGTCTTACAAAACAAGATTGTCTAGCAATACTTCAACGGGCAGGAATAGAACTTCCTGCTATGTATAAACTTGGCTACCAAAACAATAACTGCATCGGATGTGTAAAGGGGGGGGCAGGATATTGGAACAAGATTCGCATAGACTTCCCAGAGCAATTTGACCGCATGGCCGCAATGGAAAAAAAGATTGGCGCAAAGATTCTCAAAATTGGTGATGAGCGTATTTGGCTATCTGACTTACCTAAAGACGCTGGCGACTACCCGAAAGAACAGGCAATCGAGTGCGGTATCTTCTGCCACATGGCCGAGGAAGATATAAAGTGATTCTCACAAAATACAACCGAGAGCTTGCACATCAGATGGTGGATTCTGCACCTGATGGTCATGTCATAGAGGTTAAACCTGCCAAACGGTCTTTAGAACAAAATCGTCTGTACTGGGCGATATTGTCAGACATTTCCGAACAGGTCGTTCCTGGTAAATCTTATGAGCCTAGCGTGTGGCATGAATACCTGCGAGCCCTGTTCTTACCTGAGCGCGTAGTAGAGCTGCCAGACGGAAGCATAAAGATGCTAGAACCGAGCACGGCAGAGTTAAAGCTAGATGAGTTTTCGCAGTATGTGGACAAGGTAACAAAGTGGGCTGTGGAGCATGAAGTTAAATTGTCTGAGGAGGCAAGATGAGAGTTTTGGTTGCTTGTGAATACTCAGGCACGGTCAGGGACGCGTTCATTCGTATGGGGCATGACGCCATGAGCTGTGACCTTTTGCCGACTGATGTTCCTGGGCCGCACTACCAAGGTGATGTAATCGATATTCTTGGTGACGGCTGGGATTTGATGGTGGCCCACCCGCCTTGTACGCACTTGGCTGTGTCTGGCGCAAGATGGTTTCACCTAAAACAAGAAGAACAAACCGAGGCTTTAGAGTTTGTGCGACTGTTATTAAACTCCCCAATTGAACGCATAGCTTTGGAAAATCCTGTGTCAATAATTTCCAGCCGGATTAGAAAACCAGACCAAGTAATTCAGCCTTGGCAGTTTGGGCATGGCGAGACAAAAGCAACTTGCTTGTGGCTCAAGGGATTATCAAAGCTGGTTCCGACGAATATCGTCAGCGGAAGAGAAAACCGAATACACAAGATGCCGCCATCTCCTGACCGCTGGAAAAAGCGTAGCACGACTTATTCTGGGATAGCCAAAGCAATGGCAGAACAATGGGGATGACCAAAGATGAAAAACAGTATCTGTCACGAGTCTCAGAACTCGGTTGTGCTGTCTGCCGAAGATTGGGATACCCTGGAACGCCTGCTGAAATCCACCATCTGCGAGCAGGGCAGGGATGGGGCCGCAGTAGCCATTACCATGCAATACCACTCTGCCCCGAGCACCATAGAGGCAAAACTGGAGTTCATGGACTAGGAACCAAAGGCTTCCCAAAACACTACGGGTTTACGGAACAAGACTTACTAGAGGATGTGCGGTGTTTACTATCTCCCTGACGTTTTATAACGACCACGAGCACCTACACAGGCATATAGATGCTTGGCGTACATATCCTTATGTAGAGAAGCAAATAATAGACGACGGCAGTATTTCTCCCCCAGATGCAGATGTTCCTATCTACCGAATACACAGAGACATACCTTGGAACATTCCTGGGGCTAGAAACTTAGGAGCTACTGTCTGCCCGACGGAGTGGATTCTCTTTTGCGATATGGACCAGACGTTTAGCAAAGAGGCGATAGATGCCATTATTGACACCAAGCTAGAAAGAGGGACTTTCTACTCCTTCCAGCGTAGGAACCGACCTAGAACCGCAGGCACGATGTTAGTCAGCAGGATGGACTACTGGCGGGTCGGTGGTTACGACGAGGATTTTGCCGGACATTACGGATACAACGACCCTTACCTGAGAGCGTTGTTTTTACGCAACAATGTCCGAGAGGTAACACTTCCCATAATCTGCGACCAGCATAGTGCCGACTGCCAGCTAATCCGTACCCCAAATAATGAGGGTCTATACCAGCAAAAATTGCGGGGTGAGCACAGCCGAAACTACCTGAGATTTACATGGCAAAGGTACTAATCTACACCTCGATTTTCGGGGACTACGACTCGCTGAAGTCTCAGCCCGAGCAGTCCATAGACTGCACATTCATGCACTTTCGCCAACCGCACGAGGAACTAGGGGATAACCCTAGATTGCAGGCTAAGTATTACAAGCTCGTATTACACCGGATTTTTGGCTCTGAGAGCCCTTTTGATTACACGATATGGGTAGACGGGTCGGTACAGATTGCAAGCCCGTATTTCGCCGAATACATGGTTTCCCAGGCAAAAGACTCGTGGTGTATGTTCACCCACCCCTGGAGGGACTGTATATACGATGAGACCGAAGAGGCTCACGATATGGTCAAGTATCTAGACGAACCTATGAAAGAGCAGATGGCTCACTATGCGAGCCAGGGTATGCCTAGAAACTTTGGCATGACCTCCGCTGGGATTATTTGTAGGAACACCCGAAACCTGTCTGTAGTGGGGTTAGATGAGATGTGGTGGCGAGAGATTATGAGGTGGGGGATAAAAGACCAGATTCCGCTGCAATACGTCTTGTGGAAAACAGGCCAAGAGATATTGCGGTGCGATAAGCCTTTGTTTGGCAACGGCTTATTTACAATTCATGCAGGCCACAGGGCAGAGGAGTATAGAAAATTAAAGCGATAGCCATAGCAACCGTGGACGGGAAGTGCCTTCCGGTCCTTGCAGCTTCTATTACCTTTTATGTCCCCGAGGATGTGGTTGTGTATCTGTCGGGGTCGGAGATGAAATTACCTAGGCACAAGACGGTAAATTTACTCAACGAAGCGAGTAATTTTGGTGACGCCTTCAATACGGTGATGGGTCGGGCTTTTCAGGACTTCGACGAGGTGGTGTGTTGCAACGACGATATTGTGTTCAACCCCTACACCTGGAAGCTGCTTGCCGAGGATATTTCCATTATCAGAAGAGAAAATAACCCCCTCGGCTGGGTCGCATGCCGAAGCGACTACGCGAGAGGATACCAAAATATCCGAGTTGGCAAGGGAGACATAGGCGACTTTTTCAAGTACCAAAGCGAGCACCATATCCTGACTGCTGAGGTCATAGCTCCTATCTGCGCCTATATCCACAAGGATGCCTGGGTAGACTTCCCGCCCTTGAATTGGTTTAGTGACGACATCCAATGCCTTGACATAATGTCTAAGGGTTATCTAAACTTTATAAGTCGGGCGTATGTCCACCACGTTGGCTCCCAGACCTGTGGGCAGGACGGACTAAAATGTATTGCAGATGCACAACCTTGGATTCGAGAGAATAGGCCAGAGCTTTACGAACGATGGTTTCCGAAGAGCGACTAAAAAATTGGGCTTGGTATTGTGCATGGGGCCATGTCGGGCCAGAGGTCCGCACCACCGCCGCTTCTGCTGAGGGGAACTACGAATCTGACGACGTTTTTGAGGGCGAGGAGCCTAGACTTGAACCGGATATGTTGGACGGGCAGCTAGTGGAAAACGCTATAAGGCAGCTCCCAGAAATGTCCCGCAAGGTTCTAAAGGCACGTTATATAATGTATCCGTACCATCTGAAGCACACCGTATCCCAAAGGCTACGGATTTCGGTGGACAGGCTTGAAAGTGAATTACATATCGCCAAGAGGAGGCTTTATGACCGATTACAGAGAAATACTTCAGGGAACCGAGGAGTGGCTGAAAGCTCGGTTGGGTTGTCTAACAGCATCACGGGCTAATGATGCCTGCGCTGCCGAAACGACAGCCGCTTATCAAAACTATCTCTGGCAGCTTGTAGCAGAACGCGAGACAGGTCTTGCAGAAGATACCTACGTCAACGCCGATATGCAGCGGGGAACCGAAAAAGAACCCATCGCCAGAGCCGCCTACGAGGCCCACACAGGGACTTTCGTCACCCAGACAGGGTTCTGGCTCCACCCCGAAATCCCGTACTTTGGCGCTTCTCCTGATGGCCTGGCCGGAAAAGGTCTTATCGAAATCAAATGCCCGAGAACAAGCACCCACCTCCAGTACCGAAAAGAAGGCAAAGTCCCTACGAAATACAAGCGACAGATGATGTGCCAACTGCTCTGTACGGGCAGGAAGTGGGTGGACTTTGTTAGCTTTGACGACAGGGTGCGGGAGTCTAAAAGACTTTTTATAGTCCGGTTTGAACCCAAGCAGTCAGAGTTAGACGAGATGATGGAGAAGGTTCAGGCTTTCTTAAAAGCAGTCGCCAAGGAGTGCGAGTGAATACAGTCTTGGTAGAAGCTCTCGCGCAGGAAATCTATGAGGTTATAGACCAGTACGGGGAGCAGATGCCAGTAGCGGCTGTGGTGGGTGTTTTAGAGGCGGTGAAGTATCAGTTGATGCGAAGAGCATCGGGGGATGAAGAGTGAAAATTCTAGTAACAGGCGGGGCAGGATTTATCGCCCACCATCTGATAGACGAGCTGCTCTTGAAAACAGATGCGGAGATAGTCAGTCTAGACAGACTTGACTACTCTGGGAATCTGAACCGGCTACATAACGTCTTAGAAAACAACCCCCACAAGAAGCGGGTAAAGATTGTCCATCACGACCTGAAGGCTGAAATAAACCCCCATGTGGCCTCCCATATTGGGAAGGTAGACATCATCCTGCACCTGGCCGCTGGGAGTCATGTAGACCGTTCTATCGACTTCCCAATGGAGTTTGCGATGGACAACACCATCGGGACGGTCAACCTCTTAAATTATGCTCGGACGATAGATATACAAAGACTTGTATATTTTTCCACGGACGAGGTGTTTGGTCCGGCCCCCGAAGGCGTGTTTTATAAAGAAAACGATAGATACAACTCTACTAACCCATATTCCGCTAGTAAGGCTGCGGCAGAGGAGTTCTGCGTAGCGTTTGAGAATACCTACGGACTTCCGGTGTGGATTACGCACACCATGAACGTATTCGGGGAAAGGCAGTCGCCTGAGAAGTACATTCCGCTTTGTATTAAAAAGGTGGACAGGAAAGAGAAGATTACGATTCACTCCGACCCGTCTAAAACCAAGGCTGGGAGCAGGCATTACATCCACGCCCGAGACGTAGCAGACGCCATGCTTTTCCTGCTAAACGAGGTTAAGCAGGCAGATAAGTGCGCTAAGTTCAACATCGTAGGCAAGGAGGAATGGGACAACCTAAAGGTCGCAACTACGATTGCGGATATACAGGGTAAACCCTTGCACTACGAGATGGTGGACTTTCATTCTTCTAGACCAGGACACGACCTGAGATACGCCTTAGATGGCTCGAAGATGGCAGCTCTAGGCTGGGTTCCGAGAATAGATATTGCAGAGAGGTTAGAACAGGTAGTTAATTGGAGCTTGAAAAACAAGGAGTGGCTATGAACTGGACTGTATTTGTAGTGGATTGGGATTCTCTAGGACCGGCCAAGTTTCTGCTGTTTATGGCCGGAGTCGTTATATTTTCCGTGTGGTCAGAATGGCGTCGTGGCTGATTGCAGGGATAGGTGTTGTATACCTTCTAGTAGCGGTTCAACTGCTGGTAGAGGGTAAAATAGGGCTAGGCATAGCCTTTCTAGGTTATGCACTAGGTAATGTGGGCTTGTACTTAGCAGCGAGGTGAATATGCAATACGACAATACTAATAGTGGGGTTTTGTTTAAGAACGAATCCGAGAACGAGAAGGCTCCGGCTTACAAGGGCAAGATAAACGTGGACGGCAAGGAGTACGAACTGGCCGCGTGGATTCGGGAAGGCAAGAAGGGTAAGTTTATGAGCCTGAAGGTTCAAGAGCCGCGGCAGAAAAAGCCCGAACCTGACCTAGTCGCAATGGACGATGATATTCCTTGGTGAACAACATGAGCATTTTCTATGACGTAGATGCCTTTATGAAGGCGGCGGGACACGGACCAGACCAGAAAAAGGTCGGTCTGTACCTAGACTTGGTGCGGGAAGAAATTGGGGAGTTAGAAGAAGCGATGGCCGCTTTTCACTCTTCCGAGAACCTTCAGGACGAGCAGGTAGCAAAAGCAGACGCTTTGGATGCGATTTGCGACTCTATCTGGGTCTTGATAGGTCTAGGGAAGGTCATGGACCTGCCAATTGAGTGGGGGTGGGATGAGGTCACAATCACGAACCTCAAGAAGATTGACGCCGAACTAGGAACCGTCTTGCGAGACGACCACGGCAAGATTATGAAACCTCCTGGCTGGAGACCTCCCAATATGCTCAGGATTATCCAAGAGTTTGATAAGCAAAAATGAACTCAGGAGCCTCTTTACTTACAAGAGAGGCCACCTGTACTGGAAGCCCCGACCCGAGGAGTCGTTTGCCAAGTATTCTGCTTATGTGATGTGGAATAGGAGATATGCCAGCAAGAGGGCTGGCTCTCCTAACAAACGGGGTTATATCAGAATTGGTATAGCCAAGAAGTACTACATGGAGCACCGGCTCATCTGGCTGTTTCATAAGGGATGGTTGCCAGAGGCTATCGACCACAGAAACGGGAAACCAGCAGACAACAGGATGTCTAATCTCCGTGCGGCTACGCAGATGGAGAACCGCTGGAACTCTCGTAGGAAGCAACCTACCAAGACGAATGTAAAAGGGGTCTACAGGCGGGATAATGGCAAGTATGAAGCCCACATCTGCGCCGACCACAAACGAATACACCTCGGGGTCTTTGTTCGCAAGCGAGACGCCATTAGAATCGTATCAGCCGCCAGAAAAGCGTTGCATAAAACATTTGCTCGGCATCGTTAGCCGGGGTGAATTTATAGCTTCTAGGGAGGAGATACTAGAGATGGTCATGTCCGAACACGAAGCCAAGATAGAGGGTCTAGCTCGCTTTGTTCTGAAGATGAGAACGAAGGAAGAGCGAAGAAAGTGGTTGCAGGGGTTCGAGGATAAGAACGGACTAGACGTTACTCTTGAGCTGAAGAGTCGGATTCTTGAGATGAATAAAGCGAAACCTCGTCCTTCCGACGTTTAACCAGACCTGGTAATTCTTTGCCTGCGGCTTTGGTCCAAGCCATAAACGCTTCCGCAGCACCCCCAAAGTCACCCCTGTTGTGCTTCATGCGGATGGTGCTTTTTTGGAGATTTCCGAGTCCGACATTGAATGAAAAGCTAACCAGGGCATCGAAGCGGCCTTGAGTGAGATTTTGAGGGCAAAGTCGTAACACTCCTCGCTCAAACCTAACCAAGTCGTCTGCAAGGATTGAATCCACCTCTGCCATTGAGAGAACTCGGTCCCATCCAGCAGGGATTGGTAGGTTCTTGCGCTCATCTAGTTTGACTCCAATATGCGAAGGGTCAATAACGTGACCAACCCCAACAGTCCACAAAAGAGCAGGACAACGATAAGGGCGAGTACGAACTCCTTCATGGTGCTTTATCATCTTTAGACATTCGGCACTAATCTTCACTCAAACATTCCCGCAAAGGTAATGATTAGATAGTTAGCCGCCGCAGCCAAGATAAGGCTTGTGGC